CCGTGCTGCATGGCGGCGATCAAGGCTGCGGTAAGGACACTATGTGGGCGCCTTTTCTTTGGGCCGTGTGCGGGCCAGGACTAAAGAATCGCGGTCTGCTTGATAACGACTCGCTGTCGTCGCAGTGGGGTTATCAACTTGAGTCGGAAGTGTTGATTATTAATGAGTTAAAAGAGCCTGAGGCGGCTGCGCGTCGCGCGCTGGCGAATAAACTCAAGCCTATCATCGCTGCGCCTCCAGAGATGCTCCCCATCAATCGCAAGGGATTACACCCCTATGACATGCTTAATCGGCTGTTCGTGTTGTCGTTTACCAATGACCCGCTGCCCATATCGCTTGACTCGCAGGATAGGCGCTGGTTTTGCATCTGGTCGCGTGCGCCTCGCATGCGCGATGAGGACGCGCGGCGCTTGTGGGACTGGTACAAATCACATGGATTTGTCGCCATAGCGGCATGGCTCTATCAGCGTGACGTTAGCGCGTTTAATCCTGCCGCTACGCCTGCTTGGACTGAATTTAAGTCTAACTTGATCGAGCACTCGATGTCGACCGCAGAAAGCTGGCTTGTGGACATGATGCGCCGCCGTCAAGGCGAATTTGCTAAGGGCGCAGTCGGATCGCCCTTCCATGCGCTTATTGACCGATTGCTTGGCAGTATGCCCGCAGGCGTGAAGGTTCCCCAAGCTGCGCTGCTGCACGCGCTCAAGGAGGCTGGATGGGTTGATGTGGGCCGTCTGGCCAGCGCGGAATATACGACCAAGAAGCATGTCTTCGCTGCGCCTGAGCTTGCCAATCGACTAAGCAAATCGGAGCTTAGGCGCTTGGTCGAAGATACTGCGCCTGCGTCAAAAATGGCGCTAGTGAGATAAAAAAAAGCCCGACACTTGGTCGGGCTAAACCCACGGGGAGGAGGGGAGAAGTTCCGGTTATAAGTCTAGCATTTCAAAGATGATCCACGCAACGATTGAACCAATGAGCAGGGCTAGCATGGTGGTAGCGTCCATGTTCGGAAAGCCTTTTGTTTCTGCATGGTCTCGGCGCACTCGGTCGAAGGCGGGCGCCAGCCATAGCGCCGCCATACGGTTTCAACGGGCACGCACCATTTATCTGGCGTTATTTGATGCGCGAGTAGGGTTAGCCAATAAGGTGGCTCGTTATCGTCGGTCATGCTGTTAGCCCCTCCGGTACTTCAACTTCATCGCCTAACTTACTTGTCACGTAGCAGCGCATGGCTGCGATCAGGGGCGTGGGGGCGAAAGACTCGGTATCGTGCCGGATATAGCCCATCCAATCCCTGCCGGTCTGGAAAATAGTAATCCCCTCTCGCTCAATGATCTCCCCTCCCTGGGACCAATCTTCTGATGGGTGGAAAACCTCAGACAAATAGCCAAACGGCGGTAAAAATTGCTGAGCGTGATTTGTCCGTGTTATCCAAAAATCGTTTCGGTCTTTCTCATATTCAACGGCAAACCCTTCGCACTTCGCTACTGCCCAATCAAGGGCTGCACCAGTTAGTTCGCTAGTTTTCATATGCACACCTCATAGGTTGAAGAACACGGCGCAGGCGAGCGCAACGCCGAATACGGTTGCAACGATCCAATCAGTCATTTCTCATCCCTTCAATAATATGAGCTACTGCTAGCCAGTAGCGATAACCAAGCCCGTCGTGGGCGAATTTATCGGCCATGTAAGAGCAAAACACAAGCGCATGGTCGCCGTACATGTCGAGGACCTTATGCGCGGTTCTGGTTGGGTCCATCAGTACAATGCCTCCCCGTACGTTTCAACGGTTTTCTTGTCGCGCACGATGCGCAATTGCTTGCGCGGGTATACAAGCCATTCAGGCAGCGGGAAGCGTGGATCGATCAAGCGCACAGTAATTTGATCGCCGTGTATGCCTTCGACAATGCCCACGCCTTTGGGCGTGTTTACGCGAGCATGCTTTTTCATTGTTGGATTGTGGGGTAAACGGCGAACACGTAACCAAGGTTGTCGAGCGTGTTACCGCACACCCACAATTGCTTATCATGCAGATCTGGCGCGTGTTTGACCAGTAACGCTTTAGCAGCTAACGCGTGACGCGTCTCAGAATCAGCGCCGTACTCAAACGATACGCTCGCTGTCCATTTGGTGTTTTTATCGATGGTGCATGTTGCCTTGATACGTGCGCCGCGCGTATTGGTTGCGCCGATATACTTGGTATGAATTGCCAGTGACATGATTGATTGTCCTTTACTGTAGTGAATGAGATTAGGCAGCTTTTGCAATAGCTTGAAATGCTTTGTAGTAATCCATCGCTGAGCGATAGTCATCGCAGCGCATTTTGTCGTGCAAATTAGCGCCAACGTAGCATTTGACTAAATACATACCTGAAGGCGATAGCCTCTCTATCGTTGCATAGCCATTAGGGAAAACTTTGATCTTGCTCATGATTGATTGTCCTTTACTGTATTGAATGAGCCTTTATCGTAAATCATTGTTTTGCAAAATGCAAGATTGGCAAGTTTAAACGCGTGAATTGCCTAGGAAATGGGGGTTAGATTGCTAATGATTGCCAATGGCAAGTGCTTGATTTACAAGACAATTGTGGGGCTATTGGCAGTATTGTCATTTATTCTGTATTGCAAAGAATTATCTAAGTGGGGCTAGGCTAACTTGAGGAGCATGACAATTTTGCCAATATTGCCAATGATTTTGGGCTTTTCGCCCTCCCCATCCCCGAACGCATGCAGCCAGCCAAAATCATTGGCAATCTTGGCAATGTCCGAACAATTGCCAAGAGTGCCAATGTTTACAAAGTGTATAGCATTGCCTAGATTGCCAATTGTCCTAAAGTCTAGAGCATTGCCCAACTTGCCAATCGCTACAAAGTGTAGAGCATGACCCAAATTGCCAATCGATTTCGGCTTCTGGCTGCGAGGCACCCGGGTAGGTCCGGCCGACCGGTCGGCTGGAGCCGGAGGGTCCACAAGAAATTTTTTTATTTTTGTTAGTTCCCGCGCCACTAGCACAAGAAATTTTTATAATTCCGTAGACGAAAGTATTAGAATGTCTTACGCTTGCGTTGTAACGACGCTTAGGTCATCTTGGTAAAATTGTCACGCTATGTTTAAGAGCCTACCTCTCACAGTTCGTACGATTGAAGCGACAGAAGCTGTACTGGAGCGCATATACGACGCTGCGTATCTAGGATTGAAAGAAGATTCGTTGGCGCTAGCGGCAGGGTTGTTACCTGTAGAGTACCGGCTACTTAAACAGCATGACAAACTTGCCGAAATTGCCGAACTCAAGGGACGCGCAGATAGCGAGCGCGAGCACAGCCAGCACATGTTGAACGCAGCGCGGCAAGGCGACGCTAAGGCGGCGCTAGAGATACTGAAGCACACGCATGGTTGGGTCGCCAAGCAGGCGGTGAGTATTGAAGTAGACCAGCGCATCAGCGTGATCGACGCACTCAGAGCGGCGGAGACGCGCGTCGATGAGGGTAAAGTAATCGACGTGACGCCACAAAGTGAAAAGCTAACACATGCAAAAACCAATATACAGTCCAGAGGACGAGCAACTGCTGATGACGCGGTTGTGGTCCCCCGCGATTAAGGACGACCCCGAAGCGTTTGTATTGTTCGCCTTCCCGTGGGGGCAGGAGAACACGCCACTGGCAAAGTACGGCGGGCCGCGCATGTGGCAGCGGCAGGTGCTGCGCGACATCAAGGCGCACATACAAGATAACAAGGGTAAGGTGGACATGGACACGCTGCGAGAGGCAGTCAGTTCAGGTCGAGGGATCGGTAAGTCGGCGCTGGTGAGTTGGCTGATCATGTGGATGCTATCCACACGGATAGGGTCAAGCGTGATTGTGAGCGCGAACAGTGAGGCGCAACTACGGTCGGTGACCTGGGGCGAGCTGACTAAGTGGTCGACGATGATCATCAACGCGCACTGGTGGGAGATCAGCGCGACCAAGCTGCAACCGGCTAAGTGGCTGTGCGACATCGTGGAGCGTGACCTACGGAAGGGTACGCGCTACTGGGCGGCAGAGGGCAAGCTGTGGTCAGAGGAGAACCCTGACAGCTACGCGGGGGTGCACAACCACGATGGGATGATGTTGATCTTTGATGAGGCGTCGGGTATTCCTGACGGCATCTGGTCGGTGGGGGCGGGGTTCTTTACGGAGAACATATTAGATAGGTACTGGTTCGCGTTCAGTAACCCGCGACGCAACACGGGGTACTTCTTTGAGTGCTTTCACGCCAAGCGTGACTTTTGGCACACAAGGCAAGTGGACGCAAGAACGGTCGAGGACACCGACAAGCAGGTGTACCGACAGATCATTGATGAGTATGGTGAGGACTCAAGCCAGGCGCGGGTCGAGGTGTACGGTGAGTTTCCGTCAAGTGGTGATGATCAGTTCATTTCGCCAAGCCATGTGGCCGACGCTGCGGCAAGACCTCGGTACAAGGACGAGACCGCGCCGATAGTGATTGGGGTAGACCCAGCCAGAGGGGGCGCGGACTCGACGGTGATCGCGGTGCGGCAGGGGCGTGACTTGGTGGCGATCCATCGGTATCATGGCGAGGACACGATGACGATTGTGGGGCGGGTAATTGACGCCATCGAGCAGTACAA